GTACCGTTTTTGGGGTACTAGCTTGGAAGGTACGCGCCAAGTATTCACGTACACAGAAATCCTCACAGATGACATCATCGAGGAATACATCAATGACGAACTCATTGACTCGCGCCCTAATCCGCTTGGCACAATTCCAGTTATTCATATTCCGAATGTTCGTATTAGTGGTAGCCCTTGGGGTCTCTCTGATTGCAATGACATTATCAATATTAACCGCGCTTACAATGAGACTGCTACGGATATTGCTGACATTGTTAATTACCACGCGGCTCCCGTCACCGTCATCATCGGTGCTAAAGCTTCTCAGCTTGAGAAGGGCGCTAACAAAGTATGGGGCGGGCTTCCAAAAGACGCACGAGTAGAGAACCTAGAAGGTGGCGCACAGGGTCTAAAGGGCGCTATGGACTTCCTAGCAATGATGAAGAAGTCTATGCACGAAATGATTGGTGTTCCTGAGACCGCTCTTGGGCAGGCTCAGCCTATCTCTAACACCTCTGGCGTTGCTCTTTCTATTCAGTTCCAGCCATTGATGAACCGTTATCACCAGAAGATCGTTCAGTACGCACACGGTCTTGAGCGCGTTAATGAGCTTATCCTTCTTAACCTTGCCCTTAAAGAGCCAGAGACATTTACCTGGGACCCTAACTCAAGCACTGTTCCGCTAAAGCCTGGTCAGGTATCTCAGCTTGATATTAATGATCCTATTACTTTCCGCTCATACGTTCACTTCCCTCAGCCATTGCCTCTTGACAAGCTCATTGCTATCAATGAAGTCCAGTCAATGCTCTCTCTTGGCCTTGAGTCTAAGGAAGGTGCTTTGCGCATCTTAGGCGAAGAGTTCCCACAAGAAAAGCTCACAGAGATCCGTCAAGAGCTTCAAGACGAAGCTATGGCAGATGGGGCACTCAAGCTTATCCAGACACAGATCGAGCAGGACATCATGGCTCTTACAGGGTCAATGCCAGCACAAACAGGACCTGGTGGTTCCTCTGCACCAGGCGTTCCAGGCGCAGAAGCACCTGCAGCCCCAACAGAGCCAGTATTACTAGACGACGCAACTATCGCCGCCCAAATGGGTGACGAGAAGGTACGCACTCGACTAGTAACGGAAGCCTACGGTACTCAATTGCCACAGCGCAGAGTTCCGGAGGACTACGAAAAATAAAGTAATTTATACAGACAATTAGGACATCTATTGTCAAAATAAATACTGTAATACCACGTTAGGTCATTTGTGCCCCCACATCGGAGAACGACCCCTAGGATAAAAGGATAAACGCATGTCAGAAACTGCAGAACAAATGGCTACTGCTTTTGAAGCAGAAGCAAATACCGCTCCAGTAGTAAATGTGTCGGGCGTTGACGCGCCTACTGTTACCTCTGGAAAGACCGAACCTACTCAGAAGTTTTATACCGAAGAGGATCTTGCAAAGGTTCGTTCACAAGAGAAAGAAAAGCTTTACCCAGAGATCGATCGATTGAAGGAAGAAGTTTCACTTCTCAAGAAGGAGCGGGAAGAAAAAGCAGCTCGCAAGGCAGCAGAGGCGGAAGCCAAAGCAGCTGAAGAAAAGGCTAAGCTTGAAGAGAACTTGGACGCCAAGGACTTTGCAAAGGCTACAGCTGAAGAGTTGCGAGAGCAGTTGGCACGTGAGCGTCAAGAACGCGAAGCGGCCTTCGCTCTTCTGGAGCAGGAAAGAAAGTTTGCAGAACTGCAAGCATACCGTCAACAAGCTGTTGAACAGAACCGCGACAATATCATCCCTCAACTCATTGATTACGTCCAGGGCAATACCTTGGAAGAGATCAACGAGAGCATTGCAGGATTGGTTGAGCGATCTAACAGTATTCTCGAATCTGCACAGTCTGCTATTCAGCAGCAGCGCAGAGATATGCCGGGCGTAAGGGCAACCTTGCCAGGCGTTGGACCACTGGAAACTAATTCGGAACCACGTCAGTTTACTGCCGCAGATATTGCGTCAATGCCGATGAATGAATACGCAAAAGTCCGCACTCAGATCTTGAGCAACCGTGCTCTTGGTAAGACCAGCGGAATATTGGGCTAACACTTAATCTATTAAAAACTACTATCAAGGAGTCAAAGCCAAATGGCATCAGGTATCACAGGTACAGGCAATCTTGCCGCAGCCCCTACAGCGTACTCAGGTACCAACACCCAGCTAACTCAGGCGATTCAGACTATCTGGTCCAAGGAAATCTTGTTCCAGGCTATGCCTATCCTTCGCTTCGAGCAGTTTGCAGTCAAGAAGACTGAGCTCGGTGTTGCACCTGGTCTACAGATCAACTTCATGCGTTACAACAACCTCGGATTCGCTTCACCTCTTGTTGAAGGTGTCCGTATGCAGACTAACGCTCTCACAGCACAGCAGTTCTCAATCACTGTAACTGAGCATGGTTATGCTCTTGCAGTATCTGAGCTCTTGCTCAATGCTTCATTCGATGACGTAATGGCTTCAGCCTCACGTCTTCTCGGTCGTAACATGGCTATCTACCTAGATCAGCTCTCACGCGACACACTCTACGCAGCTTCTTCAACCCTTTACGGTGAAGATCGCTCATCAGTCTCATCAGCTGTTAACAACTGGTATGGCTATGGAACCTTCGGCACATCACGTGCATCAATGACAGGTGCTTCATACCTCACACCACACGTTATCAAGGACACAGTTGAGACCTTGGCAACAAAGAACATCCCACGGTTGGGCGAGACTTATGTCTGCTTCGTTCACCCACACCAGAGCCGTACTCTTCGTGACAACCCTGAGTTCATCGAAGTCACTAAGTACGCAGCTCCAGGTAACTTCATGCTTGGTGAAATCGGTCGTCTCTACGACGTAGTATTCATCGAAACCACTCAGGTCCTCAAGGTCGTTGGTGGAGCAGGTTCTGGATACACAACTGATACAGCTGTTGCTAACCCAGTTGTTGTTCCTGGCGGAGGCTACACAACCCCAGCTACCCTCACAGGTAACGGTGCTTCAGATCGTTATGCAGCTATCATGATCGGTGATAACGCATTTGGTCACGCTATCTCACTCCCAGTCGAACTCCGCGATGGCGGTATCCTCGACTTTGGTCGTGAGCATGCACTTGCTTGGTACTCAATCTTCGGACTTGGCCTCATCACTGACCAGAGCGTAGTAATTGTAGAAACCAACTAATTACAACTAAATAGCTTAAAGTGGGGGGCTTCGGCCCCCCACCATTTTAATCGAGATACTAATTAGGAGAATACAATGGCTAAAACAAAGCCCACTGATGTAACCGGTCGTGTACGCGAGCAGCTTGCAGAGCAAGCGGCAGCCGATATGAACGATCGTGCAGCTGAAATGTCTATGGCAACAGCTCAAGCCCAGGTCAAACTAGAGACCGAAGTTATTGACGCTACTAAGCCTTCTCGTCAAACAGTTATTGTTGATGACCCTGTGACTGTCGGAAGTCCAGATGATTCTTCCGTTGAGATTCGTGTCGTTCAAGACCTCGACAACATGACTCTCGGTAAGGGCAATAATTACAGCTTTAAAGCTGGCGTTAAGTACAAAGTTACAAAGCAAGTAGCTCAACACCTTAAGGAAAAAGGTTATCTAGCTGGCGTTATCTAAGACATACTTAGCGAAGTGGGCGCCTCTTTCTGAGGCGCTCTTTTCGTTTGAGCAGATTTTTTATAAAAATTCCGACACTATAGTACCTGTAGCGTGAGGAGTTTTGGGTGGCCCTATTATCTGATTTAGTCTCAAGAGTCCGTCTTGAGATCGGTGACCAAGCCTCTCAGTTTAGCTATGCTGCGACTGGCGATGGCACTACTAAAGCCTTTCCAATTGGCAAGTATCCTGTAGACCCAGCTACCCTTTACATAACCGTTAATGGGACTGCGCAGGCTACCCCCGCTAATTACACTCTAGAAGCTAATCTAGGAATCATTCACTTTGTAATTGCCCCTGCGCTAAACGCAACTATTGCCGTATCTGGTCAGAACTATCGCTACTTTACAGATGAAGACATCACTACTTTTGTATGCGATGCTGTAACCCAGCACACATATAATCGTGTAGATTCTTACGGCTCACAGGTAACTATCAACTCAATCCCGCCTGTTGAAGAGTACCCAGTAGCTGTGTTAGCTTCTATTGAGGCTCTATGGGCGCTAGCTACTGACTCAGCTTTTGATATCAACATCACCGCCCCAGATGGTGTGGTAATCCCACGCGCTCAGCGCTATCAGCAGCTTTCTAATATTATCCAGCAACGCTGGGAACAATACCGCTTGCTATGCTCACAGCTTAACGTTGGCCTGTGGCGCATTGAGATGGGTACTCTTATCCGTACCTCTAGAACCACTAACAAGTTTGTACCTATCTACATGGGTCAAGAGATTGATGACGCTCGTAAGCCAGAGCGCGTTTATATACATAATGATCTTACTGGTCGTAATCCGTTCCCTACTTACGCGCAGATCCAAGACCTTATTCTCTACCAGGGTAACTCTTTCCAAGAAGAGTTTACCTTCCCATTTGATACCACAGGCCTTACTTGGGAATCCCAAATCCGTAGCTACCCTAACTCACCTTCACTTTACGCCACCTTTACAATTACTAAGGTATCTACCTCTTCTACGGCAAGCACTATCAGAATCTCATTGACTGTTGAACAGACTTCCTACCTACCACAACGCGCTTTCTGGGACCTTGTAGCTACTTCTGCAACAGATCCTAACTATGCAATGACTTATATCAGAGGTCAAGTATTCACCACTACCGGCGTCACTATGGACACCGGTCAGTACGGGAGTTGGTAATAGATGAGTTCTTGCGGTTACTGTGGAGGCTACTGGCCTTCTTGTGGTTGCTCTATTCAACCAATTATTGTTACTCCACCTGCGCCAATTGTAGTTAGCGTTCAAGCGCCTATTGGTGGAGCTAATGGGCTACAAGGTATCCAAGGCCCTCAAGGTATTACTGGATACATTGGTCATGATGGCGCTCAGGGAACACAAGGCATCCAGGGTGTGCAAGGCACTCAAGGTAATCAAGGCTTCGGTTATGATCAATTACAGGGTGTGCAAGGTCCTCAAGGTGTTCAGGGTGTACAAGGTATCCAAGGCATTCAGGGGTACACAGGTCTACAAGGACACTATGGAACTCAAGGTACGCAAGGCACACAAGGACCTCAGGGAACTACAGGTTCTCAGGGTACGCAGGGTATCCAAGGAGTACAAGGTACTCAAGGCATTCAAGGTGTTCAAGGATTGTTGGGTACTCAAGGTACCCAAGGTACAACAGGTTCACAAGGAGCAACTGGTACTCAGGGATCTCAGGGAACACAAGGTCTACTTGGACTACAAGGTCTACTTGGTCTACAGGGAAACCAAGGAACTACGGGTGTTCAAGGACTACAAGGTATCCAGGGTGTCCAAGGGACTCAAGGAACTACGGGTACACAAGGCCTGCAAGGTATTCAAGGACGTTCATTTACAGGCGTAACCTCTGCCACTTCTACCACAATTGGGACTGGCTCTAAAGTATTTTCAGTAACTAACTCTGGCGCTTATTCTGTTGGTCAGTATGTTGTTGTAACAAACACTGGAACCCCAACTAACTTTATGTTTGGACAAGTCACTGCTGTAACAACTGATTCCAGTATCACAGTAAACGTAACAGGCGTTGGAGGCTCTGGAACTTTCACTGCTTGGACTTTTGGAGTAAGTGGTCTACAAGGGGCTCAAGGAACGCAAGGTATCCAAGGCGTCCAAGGAACACAAGGTATACAGGGCAACCAGGGAACTCAAGGGGTCCAAGGCGTACAAGGCCTTACAGGTGCTCAGGGACTTCAAGGCGTTCAAGGTACACAGGGTAACCAAGGTTTTGGTTATGCGCAGCTTCAGGGCGTTCAAGGGCCGCAGGGAACCCAAGGTATTCAGGGGGTTCAAGGTAACCAAGGAACTCTTGGCATTCAAGGATTTACTGGTACACAGGGCTTTACTGGGACACAAGGAACCACTGGTACCCAAGGCGCCGTCGGTACACAAGGCACCACAGGTACCCAAGGATTTGTTGGATCTCAAGGAACTATTGGATCTCAAGGAAATACTGGCGCACAAGGAACTACAGGAGCAACTGGTGCTACTGGTTCTCAAGGAACACAAGGGCTTCAGGGTAATCAGGGCACAACCGGTATTCAAGGCACTACAGGAACCCAAGGATTTACAGGCACTCAAGGTGTTGTAGGGTCTCAAGGAACTGTTGGAGCGCAAGGCACACAAGGAACGCAAGGCCTTCAAGGGCTACAAGGTTACCAAGGGCCGCAGGGAACACAAGGCACTCAAGGGAACCAAGGAACCACTGGTTCACAGGGCACTACTGGTACTCAAGGCGCTACTGGTTCTCAAGGAATTCAGGGTACTCAAGGCGTCCAGGGAACAACTGGATCGCAAGGAACCACTGGAACACAGGGCGCTACTGGCACACAGGGAACACAAGGTGTTCAAGGTGTAACTGGTCAAGCTGGTTCTCAAAACGCACACGGTGCAGTAAACGCTGTATCCACTGCTACTGGAACAGGTACAAGCACCTACTTCGCTGGAAGTTCTGACACAGAGGGTGGCACAGGTGTAGGCGCGTATATTGAGGCAAACGCAAATGGCGTAATCCCTACAATTGATGGCGTCACACTCTCTGTAGGTAACCGCGTTCTCTTTACAGGACGAGCAAACTCAATTGAAAACGGCGTTTACTCTGTTACAAGCGTAGGCTCATCTAGCAGTAAATATCGCTTTACTCGCGCAACTGACTCCGATAACCATGTCACGGGGCAAGTTGAAGGCGGAGATTTTGTTTACGTTCTAACTGGAACAACATATGTATCCACTACTTGGGTTCTAACCTCAACAGGGTCTAACTCTGACGGAACAATAAAGATTGGCATAGACCCAATCGTGTGGACACAAGCGGGCGGTATTGGAGCACAAGGCTCCACAGGCTCACAAGGTACAACTGGTATTCAAGGTATTCAAGGATATACAGGAACTACAGGTGCTCAGGGCTCTACTGGTACGACTGGTGCACAAGGCACACAGGGTATTCAGGGCACACAGGGCAACACAGGATCTACTGGTTTTCAGGGAACAACTGGTATCCAAGGAATTCAGGGTTATACAGGAACTACTGGTGCGCAGGGCTCTACTGGTCAAACAGGATCACAAGGTACCACTGGATCACAAGGCACAACAGGCTCACAAGGCACCACCGGTACTCAAGGAGCAACAGGGGCGCAGGGTACTCAAGGTATTCAAGGACTTATTGGTATTCAAGGTACCCAAGGAACACAGGGAGTTCAGGGTAACCAAGGAGCTCAGGGTAATCAGGGACTTATTGGTCTACAAGGGTTTACAGGAACACAAGGAGCCACTGGAACGCAAGGAACGACCGGTGCTACCGGCTCTACTGGTTCTCAAGGTACAACCGGAACTCAAGGCGCTACTGGAGCCCAAGGTACGCAAGGTATTCAAGGAGTTATCGGCTCTCAAGGAGCTACAGGACTTCAAGGCGTTCAAGGTACCCAAGGTCTACAGGGGCGTGATGGTGGGCAGCTAACTGCTACCAGCTATACAGTTAATGGAAGATTATCTAGCGATCAAACTGTTACTTCTGGTGCCGATGCGTTAATTAACTTTATTGACGACTTTGATCCTCAAAACTGGTGGGATCCAACTGGGCATCAATTTAAGCCAACTATTGCCGGTTACTACCTCATCAACATTGATTCTTGGTGGGCAACTGGTTCGTTGAGCACTGCTCAAACCAACACCCAGGTAAGAAAGAATGGCAACACGATTGCCATTTACCAAAACTCTGTATCCACTACTAATGGTTACACTCAGGGCGGGTCTAAGGTTATCTACCTTAATGGCTCCACTGACTATCTAGATTTTACGGCTTATACATCTAATACAACTTCCCAGACTCTGCAATATGGCGGCAGCACAAGCGGTAATGGAACTTACTTCTCCGCAACCCTCATCACCAGCGGAACTGTTCAAGGAACACAAGGGACTACTGGATCCCAAGGCACAAACGGAACTAATGGAACAAACGGCACTCAGGGCCTAACAGGTAGCCAAGGAACAGTTGGCGCTCAAGGTGTTCAAGGATCTACGGGCACCCAAGGAGCAAGCGGTTCTAATGGAACCAATGGATCTCAAGGTACTCAAGGAACAACGGGTATCCAAGGACTTACTGGTCTTCAGGGCCTTACTGGTTCTCAAGGAACGACTGGTAACCAAGGAACTCTTGGAACCCAAGGAACACAAGGAGCAGTTGGTCCTCAAGGAACTACTGGCACACAAGGCTCCCAGGGAACACAAGGTCTTCTTGGTAACCAAGGCACAATTGGTGCACAGGGTACCGCTGGTTTTGTTGGCTCTAACGGTTCTCAAGGTACCCAGGGTATCCAGGGAACCACTGGCGGAAGCGGTATTGTTAACGTCGGTAACGGGCTTCAGTATGTATCTGGAACTCAAACCCTTTCACTACAGGCAGTTACAGGCACGGGTTACACAACAGTCCTATCTACAAGCCCAACCCTTACATCGCCAAATATCGGTAACGCCACTGCCGCATCTGTAACTGTAGGAACGCTTACCTATACCCCTGCTAACGCGCTCTTTACTGCTCAGAACTCCACTAACAACTACAACCAGATCATTATCCAGAATTCATTGGCTGGGACTCAGGCCTCTGCGGACTTAGTTGTTAACAATGACTCTTCTACGGACTCAACCTACTACGGCGACTTTGGTATTAACAGCTCTGCTTTTAGCGGAACTGGCAGCTTGTCTCTTCCAAATGCCACCTACCTATACTCCTCTAACGGTGAGTTAGTATTAGGAACTATTACCTCAAACGGTATTCGCTTTGTAACTAACAACAGCACCACAGACGCAATGTCTATCAACTCTGCTGGTTATGTAAACGTTGCCGGTACCCTACAGGCCGGAACCATCTCTGGCGGCTCTGCTTCAGCAGCTCAGACCACGATTAAACAGCGCTCTGATACGGCCGCTAACTGGACTTCAGCTAACCCAACTCTGACTGCAGGTGTCTGGGCATATGAAACTGATACCAAGAAGATAAAGATCGGTGACGGCTCTACCGCTTGGACATCACTTGCCTACTTTACTGGCGTTCAAGGTTTTACTGGAACTCAGGGAACTATTGGTAGCCAAGGCGTTCAAGGACTTCAGGGCGCAACAGGATCACAAGGCACTATTGGTAATCAGGGTTCAGTTGGACTTCAGGGCGTTACTGGTATGCAGGGCGCGACTGGAACACAAGGATTTGTTGGAACCCAAGGAACTCTTGGACTTCAAGGCTTCTACGGTATCCAAGGACTTCAGGGTATCCAAGGCAACATCGGTGTTCAGGGTGTTGTATTCGGTGCTACTGCTCCTGCCAACCAAGGCGTACTTTGGGTAAATACTGTTTTGTCATCTAGTTCGATCCAAGGCACTCAAGGTATTCAGGGTGGTGGATTTAACCAAGCGCAGGGTACTCAAGGCTTGCAAGGCACTATTGGTTCTATTGGTATTCAAGGCACTACTGGTATTCAAGGGTCGCTTGGACTTCAAGGTACTACTGGTTCTGCTGGATATGGCGTTAATATTCCATCAGGACTTAGCAATAGTTTGTTTGTTGGCGATCCGACTCAACTTTCTTTAACTGGCAATTACAACATTGCCATGGGTACAAATATTGGTCGTACTGGTACTAATACTAGTTATCAAAATACTTTTATTGGTACTAATATCGCTTCTACTGCTCCAGTGAGTGGGCATGACAATGTAATGATTGGCTTGGCTTCTGCTTTTGGTTTAACTTCAGGATCTAACAATGTTGTTGTTGGTAATTCTGCGGGTAACGGTTTAACTAGTGGTGGCGCCAATATTTTTGTTGGTAATTATGCTGGGTATCAAGTTTCAACTAGCAGTAACACTATTCATATTGGCAGTAGTTCAACTGTTTCAAATGTTTCAAATTCGATTGTATTAGGTCAGCCTTATGTATATAACGCCAATACGGTAGCGATTGACCCTTTTTACGCAAATTACCCTCTTATTGGCGGAAACGCTGGTACAGGTACAAATGATTCAACTAGATATGCAACTGTTGGCGATGACAACCACAAGAACCAGCAAATACCAGCAGAGCAGTATTATGCTTCTTGGACTCAAGGCTCGATCATAACAACAACTGCCACAAGCCTATTTGGTGTTGCTCCATATACTTTAGCAGGTAATGCTTATGATTTTGAATACAATATGTATGTTTCTAATTCTGGAACAGGAACTATTACCCTTGGATGGGGTGGAGTTGCTAACGGCTCGTTTATGACCAATGTTCAGGTTATGTTACAAAATGGTACTGCCATAACTGGTATTACTAACTATAATCAAACTTCGAACAAAGCAATATCAGGCGGCAATACTGCTGCTACTCACATGATTACAATTCGCGGATTCTGCCAAGGCGCACAAGGTAGATTCCCTCTTATGGCATCTGTTTCAACTGGTCAGATTCGTTTGCTTCAAGGTTGGTTCCGTTTTGTAAATAGAACTCAATGGGGCGCACCTCTTACATTCGGAAATATTGCTTAGGAGATCCCCATGTCACAACTTATGTATTACGACACCGCGAGTTCTTCTTGGAAGCCTGTTGTTGTTGGCGCGCAAGGAGTAACTGGTCCACAAGGACTTCAAGGCATTACAGGTAGTGCTGGAACTTCTGCTTATGCTACTTATTTCCCTGCTGCTGCATTAGGTCACACCTCAACTGCTAGTGTTTCGATACCTGCTGGCAGTTATTTGTACGAAACCCCCTCGACAAACCCTGCGACTTTTACGATTAACGGAAATACTCCTGCTGGCAATTTTGGCAAATTAACTTTGACTTCACCCGCAACGACTATTACTGGAACAACACCAGTCGCTTATCCTGTTGCATTTAGAAACACAAATAATAATTATCAGACTGCTGCTTATGGAAACAATATTTATATTGTCGATCAACCGTATTCAACATATTCTTATTCAACTGATGGCGGTAATACTTGGACTACTACTTTAGATGCAAGTATAGGACAATACGGCAACACTTGGGGATTGGCTTATGGAAACGGCCATTTTGTTAAAACTTGGCAATATAATCAAATGGGCTATCAGATCAGTTATTCTAGCGATGGAGTTAATTGGACTGGTGGATCCTTGCCTAATGGCGGTGTAAATGGTTATAACAACGCATTTGCCAATAATATTATTTATAATTCTGCGACTAACTATTTTGTTGTAGTTGGCGGCTTTTCTAATTATTATAATTATGGCGATCCAATTAACGGCTGGAATTTGGTTTATGGCGCTCCTTGGAATTCTGTTGGAGCATTGTCCTATCAAAATGGCTACACTTTTGTTTCCGACCTAGCAACTGGTTATGTTTATTATAGTTCAGATCCAGCAAGTAATTCTTGGACTGCTGCCGCTTTTGGCCCTTTTAATTACAATCAGTTCAGTTCTGTTCAATGGGATGGAACTAATTATTGGGTTGCTATTGGTATTGGTAGCGGAAATGCTCAGTTATGGAAATGTTCTAACCTTAGCACTAACACTTGGACTCAAGTTTCTCTTAATTGGACTAACTGCACAGGAGCCAGTCTTGAAATTGTTGTTTCAGGTAACGAAATTTTAATAATTGAAAATACTCAAGGTAATGCTGCTGCAATTTATTCTTCTGATGGGGGCAGCACTTTTTCTATAATTTCAACTGGAATTTCATATGCTGGAATTGCAAAAAAACTAAATGGTCACTATGTATATTGTTCACAAGATTACCAAAGTCAGTACCCAGTTTATTTTTCTTCAACGTTAGCGCCTCAACAGCAGCCTTCTTATGTTAAATTAACCTCTACCTATACAACTTCCTAGGAGATCCCAATGACATTCCCAATTCAGCAAGGAACGCTTACAGTTGGCACAACCGTTACTGCTTTAATGGTTCAGCCTCAAGGTCGAAATACCACGATCAAAATTCGCAATACCCACGCAACTGCCAACCTGTATATCGGCAACCCACAGGTATCTGCAAGCGGAGATAATGTCGGCTACCTCATTCCTGCTAATGCTTCTGATTCTGTAACCTACTCGGCTCAAACTCCCCTGTTCCTGATTTCGGACACAGAAGGTGTTACAGTTTCCTACTTGACGGCAGCAACTAACTAAGGAAGCAAATGAATCTAGTCCAAAAGGCGGTTGGACAAGGTGGCAAGTTAGCACCGATAGCAATACCCGATACTTTCGGGGGAATGAACCCATCTGTATTTATAGACAAAGATGGCGATATTCTTGTTAATGTCCGAGTAGTTAATTACATTTTGTATCATAGCGAGAACGAGCAACGCTTCCCTTCTAGATGGGGTCCGCTTGCTTATTTGCACCCTGAGAAAGACCAGCGCCTTGTAACTGAGAACTACCTCTGCAGGCTTAACTCCGATCTAGAGATGACCGACTATGCGCGGGTAGAGATGCTAGATCTTCATACTCCTATATGGGAGTTCGTTGGTTTGGAGGACGCCCGCTTAGTTCAATGGGAAGGTAAGTACTACCTAATAGGTGTTCGGCGCGACACCACCACCACAGGTGTTGGGCGCATGGAGTATTCTCATATAGAGATAAACAAAGAGGGCTGGTCTATTAAAGAGACTAAGCGTGTGCGCATTCCTGCCCCTAAAGACGATGGATCTTACTGTGAGAAGAACTGGTACCCGATATTAGATAGGCCTTACCACTTTATTAAGTGGACTATGCCCACAGAGATGGTTAAAGCCGACCCTGAAGAACCTAAGATTGAACAGATCTTTGTAAAGGAAACTCCCCCTGCCCCAGCAGATCAGCGCGGAGGCACCCAAGCCATTAAGTGGGGCAATATGTATATTGCCATCACTCATGAGGTCAATCTATTTAAGAACTATCTACAGCAGAAAGACGGTATCTACCGCCACCGCTTAGTTTTATGGGATGACCAGTTTAACTTTGTAGGGCTCTCTAATGCCTTCTCTTTCTTGGATGCTCGTATCGAGTTCTGCGTGGGCGCGGCCATTTATAATGGAGACCTACTTATTAGCTTTGGGTTCCAAGATAATGCGGCTTTTGTTCTACGCACCCCTAAGAAAGTAGTAGAAGACCTAATCCTGGAGGCGCTTATCTATGAAAATTGAGGGCCTAGTAGTCCGTCTATCTAAAGACCCGTTTAACCCACTGCTTAACTTTCAGTGTGCCCAAGAGTATGACCGACTAGGACAGACAGCCTCTGCCGTCTCTTTCTACCTAAGGACTGCGGAGTATGGCTATAAGACTAACCCAGACTACGCATATGAAGCCTTACTAAGAACCTCTATCTGCTTTGAAGACCAAAACGATAGGCAACATACTGTAAGTAACTGCATCCTTCAAGCGCTTACCGTTTTACCTGAGAGAGAAGAAGCGTACTTTCTTATGTCTAGGTTCCACGATCGCTCAGGCAACTGGCAAGAGTGCTACACGTGGGCACGCATGGGACTGCGCTACTCTACAAATATAAAGAATGAACTGTTGGATTACCCGGGCGGTGTTGGCTTACTCTTTGAAGTAGCTGTTTCTGGTTGGTGGGTAGGACGAGCCGAAGAGTCAACAAGCATCTTTAAAGACCTACTTACTAAGGACATACCAGAGAATTACCGCAATGCGATTGTGGATAACTTAAGGAGAACAGGTGCTTCTATTTGATATCGGGGCTAACCGAGGAGACGCAACGGTTGCTGGCTTAAATAAAGGGTATAAAGTAATTGCTGTTGAAGCGGCGCCCAGAATTTACAGGCAGTTGTCGTCTACCTTTATCTATGTCCCCGAGGTAATACCACTTAAAGCCGCTGTAGCAGATGTAGATAATGAGCGCGTAGAGTTCTATGAAGCTGAGGAGGATGGGCTATCTACTCTTAATAAAGACTGGCTAACTGACAAAACTCTTCCTTATGTGGGCAAGCCTTACCGCACAGTCTCAGCAACCACTGTGACTATTGACACTCTTGCAAAAACCTATGGTGAGCCCGACCTAATAAAGGTAGATGTTGAGGGCGCAGAGTGGCTGGTGTTTAAGGGTATGACTAAAAAGTACGGAACTCTTGCTTTTGAGTGGACAGATGCCACGGTTAAAGAGCACTGTTCTCAGCTAGAGCACCTATCTTCTTTAGGCTACACAGAGGTTGCGCCACAGTTTATTGTTAATCACCTAGAAGAGCCTACAGAATGGTACCCCATCGCAGACTATCACCTCTGTAAGTGGGTGACGGAGAATAAAGACGCTTGGGAAAACGGCGGCTGGAAAGAGGCAAACCTACGACCTACAGCGGATGTGGGAATGTGCTGGGTTAGGTAGGACAAAACGCCCCTTAGTGGGGATAATTTAAGAACTCGTATTTAAGGAGCACTATGGCAACCGCCTATAAAGTACTAGGTCAAGTAAACCCAGCAGCTACAACAGAAGCCACTTTATATACCCCAGGCGGTAGTTCGGCCGTAGCAGTAGTGTCCACTATCGCTATCTGTAACCAGGCTGCATCACCCGCAACCTACCGAATTGCTGTGTGGCCTAATGGAACTTCTTCTTCTTCTGGCGCCAACTGGCTTGTGTATGGGGCGACAGTAAATGCCAACGACACCACTTTTCTTACTCTAGGAATAACCCTTGAGCATGGTGCAACTATTCGTGTTTATGCTTCTAGCGCGACTGTTTCATTTAGCGCATTTGGTAGCGAGATCGCTTAATGTCCGCTACTAAGGCCAGTAATTCTGGCACTACAGGGTATACCTACGAGGATGCGCAAGTTAAAGACAATTAAGGAGGCTAGTCTATGATTAAAAAAGCTAGCAGACTTAATACGTTAAACAGAAATAAGTACAGAAACGCGGACGCTGGAAACGTTACTATTCCGGATGTTCCAGACAGACCTACAAACGTAGTTGCTGTAGACGTAGGAACTAACCGCCCATTTAATAATGGAGCGGCTACAGTGTCATTTACCCCAGCAGCAACTGGCGGAGCTGCAACCACATTTACTGTTACCTCTAACCCAGGTTCATACACAGGAACGGGTTCATCCAGCCCCGTAACTGTTACGGGGTTGCAATCAGGAACTGCGTACACCTATACAGTAGTTGCCTCTAATTCTACTGGTTCGTCCACATCATCAATAGCAAGTCAAGCTACTACGGCTACAACAGTACCATCAACACCAACTATTGGCGTAGCATCTTTTAATTCTGGACAGCCTTACGCGTCTACGGCAACAGTATTAGTTTCTTATACAGTCTCCTCAAGTTCTGGTGGGAAAACTATCACTAGTTACAAAGCAACTTCTTCTTCTAGTGCAGCGGGGTCTGGAACGGCAAACCCGCTTTCTGTATCCGATGTAACTGGGTCTTCTCAAACTTATACGGTTACCGCTACAAACGTTAACGGCTCTTCAGTGGCCTCTAGCGCATCTAACGCAATCATTCCAGCCACTGTGCCGCAGGCGCCAACAATAGGCACGGTAACGTCTCCGGACGCTACTCATATTTCTGTGCCGTATACACCGGGCAATACGGGAGGTAATTCCATCACTGGTTATGCTATTACCCCAACACCCGCTATATCTCTAACGTTAACCTCTGCGGCAACGGCTAATCCTCTAACTTACTCAGCCTCTTTTGCGGCAAATCAGGGTTATACCTTTACGCTTGCGGCAGTAAACGCTCAGGGAACGTCTATTGCATCAACGGGGTCTAACTCAGTGACTCCTTATGTAGTCGTTACTCCGCCCCCACCTCCACCAGCACCACCATCACCACCTGGGCCAACTTATTACAATCTTGCTTACCTAGCCGGTCAAGGCGGAGCTATAACAGGAGCAACTTCTCAAACGGTGGTGGTTGGGGGTAGCGGAACTGCGGTCACGGCAACTGCTTCTTCTGGGTATACGTTCTATAACTGGAGTGACGGCTCTACGGCTAACCCTAGAACCGATACTAACGTGCAGTCTAATATCATCGTTACTGCCAACTTCTCTCAAAATCCTATACCTGTTATTAGCAGTCTAACTACAAGCGCAACTTCCTCAAGCATAACCGCTAACTGGTCAAGCTCAACCGGATACTCTTCTTGGTCTATTGGTTCTACCAGTAGCTTGCCACTAGCCACGGGCAATGGAAGCCCAAACACCTATACGTGGACAGGTTTGGCCTCAAATTTCAGTTATACGGGAACACTTCGCCTATATAACGGGCTTAACCAAACTGGTCAATACGCGGCTCAGTCATTCCAACAAACTACTGCGAATGTTACACCTCCACCTCCTCCTCCACCACCTACGCCAACACCTACGCCAACACCTACGCCAACACCTCCTCCTCCACCACCTCCACCACCTCCACCACCTCCACCACCTCCACCACCTCCACCACCTCCACCACCATGCCCAGACAACTACTCATGTGGCAATGACCCATGTCATTACTGTATCTACAGTGGCGGTAGATGCGTAGGGTGCTAAACTATCAAGCATGACTATACGAAAAATTGTCTTGCTCAACAATGAAAACGTGGTTGTACTTCCGATCACGTTTAACGACGAAAATTTATTAGAGCAAGGCTACTTAGCGGGGTACCTCTCAAACCCAAAATTTGTAGAGGTGCCCGCCGACTCTCCTGCCGATATAGGTTGGTCGTTTATTAATGGAGAGGCAATTAAGATATAATAATGAAAGAAAAAAGTGCTTGGCAAATATACAAAGAAAGCCTGGGAGAGACTAGACCTTGGGACTTTTTAAATCCAACTACGGAGTACGCTTCTAAAGAAAAAGAAGATTCTAGGTATAATATATGCTTAGACTGCCCGCAGTTAGTGCCGGTAACTAAACAGTGCAAACTGTGCGGCTGTCTTATGGCCCTTAAAACTAAACTAGAAAAAGCAACTTGTCCGTTAGGTAAGTGGTGAGATGTCTTACAAAAAATACCTGTTAGTGGTTGACGAAGATGTTGTTGGGTCGCTTACCATACCTGGCGTTGAGAAGTTTAAACTTATACAAGAAGCTATTGTATCTGGCATAACTATCATGGAAGTTCCAGTAGACACAGAAGTAGCTATTGGATGGCAATATGACGGCACAACTTTCTATAGTAAAGAGGATAAGTAAATGTTTAAAGGTAAACTTGTCGATAACTTTTTGTCCGAGTCGGAGTGCGCGTTTGTTATTGATACCGTGAATACTAAAGAAGTATGGGAAAGAAATGGTAATGAACACTGGGATAACCGAGCAGTCCACATTCAAAGCATATATACCAACTTTGGAAATGACCTAGGCGATCTTTTAAAGAACAAAACGTTATTAATTAAAAAGTATATTGAAGATGAATACCAGCTTACTCAAGAAGTGTACCCGGATATTGTATCCGTTTGCAGGTGGTTTCCTGGAAACTCACAGGCCCCACATGCTGACGATATGAAACCTGCAAATATAGCAGGATTTGAGCACAGAGTATTTGGCTCAATTATCTATTTAAATACAGAGTTCTCTGGTGGCGTCACTTATTATCCGGATTACGGAATTGAGGTTACCCCAGAGGTAGGTAAGCTAGCCATTCATCCTGGAGACTCTGAGCACATGCACGGTGTCACAGAAGTTCAAGGCGGAATTCGCTACACAATAGCTTCTTTTTGGACTTACGAACGGAGCAGAGCCCTTGGCTGGTCCGTATCTTAATGATAAAGGTTATGAAGTACCTAACAACACTATTCTTATAGTTCCGCACCCAATTGGGGGAGACGGATTTTATAAAGAAGTAATCATGCCGCTTAAAGGTGAGCCCAAGAGAGATTGGTTTAGCCCACATTTCTACTACTGTATGCCGTTAAACATTGGCAACCAGTATGGCTTTGTTATTAAATCTACTAGAGACTTTGACATTGACTGGGCAGGTGGCGAAGAAGATATCACCATTAACTTCTTAGATGACGGCACGGATATAAAGCAAATAATTAAAGGCGGGTTTCGACACGGAATATTAACCATTCAAAACCTTTTTGCAATAAAAACACCTCCAGGAATTAACATCATGACCATACAGCCGCCTAACATGTTTATACCAGGAACTGTTGCTATGACTGGAGTGATTGAATGCGATCAAATCAGAAGAGATTTTACTTTTAATTTAAAACTTACTGTCCCAAATTACACAGTTAAAGTTCGTAAGGGGGATGCGCTAGGAGCGTTTATACCTATCCCTAGGTATTTTGTGGATAAGTTTGAGGTCAAACTTATAACAGACCTGTTTGACACCGAACTTCACGTCAATGAGGTTGAAGAATCGATCGCTTTAGGTAAAGAACGAACTTCTTATGATCAAAAAAAACCTCACGGTTCTGGCAGAAGATACTTTAATGGAACCCATACAGATGGCAGTAAGTACCCCAACCACCAAAAACGACTGATACAATAAAATACTTATTTAATTAAAAAGGGGTGGATACGGTGACAGACGCTCATAAGAATAGGTTAAATCTCACGCTAGCAGTCTCTACCCCAGAGCATGAACCCCGTGAAAACGATCCCCACTACCACCTATTTAATAAGGCTAAATCTCGTCTAAAAAAACAAGGGCTATGGAAGTGCGTTATTGATGACGACTTATGCTCAGGGACTCCGGAGCTTCATCACTCCCACATCGAGTTTTCTCAAGTAAACAATATGGACCTTAAAAAGGTTGAGGCGGCTTTTGGACTTCACTTTGAATCTGACGAAGACTTTCAAGTGTGGATTGAAAGCCCAGGAAACCTGGAGGTACTTTGCACAGCTCATCACAGGACTTTATATGGCATTCATGCGATCCCGGCCCCTCTTTGGGAGACTTTTCGCTACCGCAAAACTGGCACAGAAGCCGCCGCGGAACACCTTACAAAAGACAGTAAGTAAGGAATAATAAGAGTATGCGTGGATATACACAAGAAGGTCGTTTTGACTCTAACTTTGAGTCTTTAACTATTCGAGACGGTATCAATACCGAGCTCCGTAATCCCGTCGGTACTACGGCTCAATGGTGGTTTTTTGACTCTACAAGTACAACTACTGACCCAATATATGACGTGGGTGATGGAATAACTACCTCTGGTGGCGGCCGCAAATGGTACGGGCCATACAAGATCCCTGTGGTAAGAGCGGTGATTTCTGCGGGTAGCGCTAAAACCTCTGAGGCGGGTTTTTACAAGGCTGATGAGCTGCACTTAACTATTAATATTGATGACCTACAGAACATAGACCCAACACTTGAAAGCCAGATTCAGGCCCTTGGCCAGCAGGATAAAAGCAGAGTTGTCTGGAAAGGTGAAGTATACAGGCCATATTTGGTACAGCAACGCGGTATTATTTCTGAACAGTATACGTTGCTGGCTATTGACTGTATTCAGGTTATGCCTGAGGAGATGGTCAATGACCCACAATTTGCTAGCTACGCCAACTAAGGAGACCCATGGCACTCACACACTCGGTTATTACGCTTAATAGCTCAACGGCTACAGCGCTTAACACAGACGCCCTCGTTAACAACTCTATTGAAAAGCGTTTTGTTTGGGATAAGGCAACAGTTTTTGTGCAAAATGTTGACCTTGTTGCAACGGTTTACCTTGGAGGTGCTGGCGTAACTTCTTCTTCATACGGACTTACGCTCTTGCCAGGAACCTCAGCTACTATTGACTCGCTTGGACCAACAGAGACTTTGTATGCTATTTCAAGCGCCTCTTCTTCTAACGTGGCTGTGCTTTTGGTGACAACCGCATGAGCGTTAAAGTAAATACCCCGGTAGTGCCGGCCGCCATTCTTTACTACGGCAACTTTGCTTTAAGCACAAGCCAGGCTAGCGGAGGAACTACAGCGGATAACCTTGTTACTTGGGACACTACCAATATAAGCAAGGGCATGACCCTTAACACATCGGATAAAAGTAAAATTGTTTTTGCAAACCCAGGAACATACAACCTTAACTTTTTAGGTCAGTTTAACTTCACTGGCGGTACAAGTGATTATCACATCACAACTTGGTTCTCTAAAAACGGCGTTCAAGTTCCAGCCTCTGCTTTTACCTTTACCACAGCTAGCGCGCAGGGTTCACAGGTTTTAGCCAACATTGAATCCCCTATCTCTGTGCTGCCAAATGACTACATTCAATTTCACTGGTGGTCTGGCGCATCAGGAATGTCCCTTCTTGCTACAGCGGCAGGAACAAACCCAACTCGTCCAGCGTCTCCCTCCGCTAACCTAACTATCTATAACGTTGGATAATGCCATTTAAGTCTAAACAACAAGAAAAGTGGATGTGGGCTACCCATCCTCAGATGGCGCGCCAATGGCAGAAGGAAACACCAAAAGGAAAACTACCCGAGAAGGTAAAGGATAAAAAAGATGGCAAATAAAGAACAAAAAGGAAACGCCAACCAGAAGAAAGAGCCAAAGATGACTCTTAAAGAGAAGCGCGCTGCAA